TAGACATTTAGATAGACTTTATGCTTCAGATCACAATTTAATTATTAAAATAGTTAGATCAAGTGGTTTGTTTGACAAAGTCCTCTACCGTTATGCAAAAGTTACTAGATTTCCAGAGAGAGATCTCGCTCTAGTTACTTTTGATAGACGACAGGGTATTCAGATGCGTCGTAATATTCTAAGTTATTTTATGAAGAATAATATGATACCTCCAGATACTGACAACATATGTCTAACACTTGCTTATACTACTTATGAGGAAAACAGGAGTGTAACGGAGTATATACCAGTTCAATCCTGGTTAAATACTCTTTCATACTCATCTCATGATGATACTTATCTTCATCGTGGTTTTATGTATAGAGTTGAAGGTGTTCCCTCCTCTTGCATGTCCCCACTATGGGTTAATGATAATCGTTTTCCTGGTAAAGTTGTTATTTGTGGTCTACATACTGCTGGCAACAGACCGAAAGACACACATATTGGTGGGTCTACTATCTTATGTCAAGAATTATTAACAGAAATGTTAGAAATTCATGGCATACCAGAAAGTGGTCTCATTATACCAGTAGATGATGTATTAGAGTCAAATTGTGCTATACCTGACAAATTTCCAATAGTCGGCAAGATTCCACCATTGAGTCAAGCAGAATTCTCTCGTTACAAGAAAACACCATTTTTTGAATTCATGGGGGAAGGAACTAATAAGAAATTGCCTTCAGTTTTACAAGAACATAGCGTCATTTATGATGGTATGGAAACTGATTACGATCCGCTCAAATTAGCTCTTGGTAAGTATAATTTCAGTAATGAAGCTATAAATCCCGAATTATTAAGCATGGCTTATGCTATGTATTTGATAAGATGGGATGGTGCCAAGGGAGAATCTGATACAGTTCCTTCTGTTTATACTCCTGAAAATGCAATACATGGTTGGGATTTAGTAGGGCCTGATAAGAGAGACTCCTCACAAGGAGTTACTCTTATGTTACGAGGTGTTACTAAGGAAATGATGTATGGTACCGACGGATTACGAGATTTAGATACTGAACTTATGAAATCATTGATTTCAGAAGTTCATTTATTTGAAAATTCTATGAAGGAAGGTATTGTGCCTCAGTTTCTTAACAAGGGATTTTTGAAGTCTGAATTATTGAAGACAGAGAAGGTTCTTATTGGGAAAGCGAGATATATATCAGGTGCCGACTGGTTTCAGTTGATAATTGAGAAAATGTATTTCGGCGATTTGCAATCAACAGCGATTCGACATAATGTAGAGAACGGTATGGCTATGGGAATCAACCCCTATGGTCATGACTGGGATGCAGTCGGTAAAATGTTCCTAATACATAAAAATTGCTTTGATGGTGACTTTTCAACTTTTGATGGTCACCTAAAAGCATGGTTATTTTATATGTTCGGACTATTTTGTCGACATCATTATTACAATGCACCTGAATCTGAACATCGCGTAAGGGATGTTCTACTTTGGAGAATTTGTAATAGTCTACACTGTGTTTCCACTCCGGAAGGATGGGTTATTATCATGTGGGCAGACTCATTAACATCGGGCTGCTTTATAACTCAACTTTTCGGATCTTTTTGTGATCAGATTCTCACTAGATATAATTATCTTATGTCTTGGTGTGAAGGTATTATTGGTGTCGATCATTTGACCTATGATACTACTGTTCATGACAAACCTAAATTGCATGATTTAGAATCCAATTTGTATGTTCTTACTTTAAGTGATGACCATATAGCTGGTGTGCGTGAACATCTATTCCCTTGGGGAGCGATGTCAACGCAACGAAATTATTGCAAAATAGGTTTTCCTTATACGGCTGCTGATAAAGGGGAGGCTATAGTTACAGAGTATAAGACTATCTATGAAATGATGTTTCTAAGAAGGTTTTTTCTCTGGTCTGAGGAAGACAATAGGTTTTTAGCACCATTAGAGGATGACTCCATTTTACATTCCCTCTACTGGTCGGAAAAAGGCATGAAGTACTTTCATCAGGTAGTAGATACAGCACTATCTGAAAAGGCCATTAAGGGCCCAAAGGAACATGCCTATTTCAAGCAAAAGCTCATGGAGAGAGCGCAAAAAGTAGGTGTACCTATTCGTAGCCCGTATTTAGACTACGATGTGGCCAGAGCATTCGTCCTTAACACGACGTATGCTCCGTGGGGTGAGTTACTTTTGTAACTCACCAAAAGTCCAATTTTGAAATTTTTGTAAATATATAACTTTTGTCTTCTGTGTGTAACCTGATAACATGTTAGTGTATACTCCCAAGTATACGCCCTATTCTATATTACGTATAACCGTGTGGTAACGG